AAAGCAGCTAAAAGAAGAGCAAGTTTCTGCGCAAGAATGAAGGGAATGAAAAAAAAATTGACCTCAGCAAAAACAGCAAATGACCCAAATAGCAGAATAAATAAATCACTAAGAAAATGGAAGTGTTGAGGCTTAAACAAGCAATATACATATTAATTATTATGGTTATATTGCTAGGGATAGAAAGTGCAGTATCAGATGTAACTAGTTCAGGTAGCACCACCAATACGCAATCAAATAATGCTGGATCAAACACGGCTATCACGGGAGGCTACGAAAGTTCAACTGTATATCAGTCAGGATCTAGCTCAAATAGTACGACTAACAACGAAACAAACAATACAACAAATGCTAAAACAGCAGTAAACCCCTCTAATGCACCGAGTATGAGTGTTTATGGGCAAGATAGCTGCGTTATACCACTAGCAGCAGGTATAACTGTCATTGGCTTCTCTGGAAGTTTCGGCAGCTATTATACTGATCCCGACTGTCAGAGAAGAAAGTCTGTTGCAGTTATGGCAAAACTTGGCATGAAAGTCGCAGCAATAGCATTGATGTGCCAAGATGAAAATGTATGGAAAGCCATGATGGACTCAAACACTCCTTGCCCTATTGATGGTCTTATCTCTCAAGCTGCAAAAAAAAGATGGGAAGAAGTCGGTGGATTTCACAGAACAAAAGAAAAAAAATATAACGAAAAAAGAAGTATGACATGGAATAATCAACCTATAACATCTAGAAAGATTAATGAAAAAGATACTCACACTAACCATGATGGTCATACTCACTAGCTGTACTTCACACCGAGTAATACTTGGAGAGATTGAAGTATATGGAAACAACGATATTAAAATAGACGCACCAGAGAAAAAATGATAAAATTTATACCACAAATAATTATTTTTCATATTATAACGACAAGTTCCTTGATGGCAGAAACCACAGGGAACTTGCTTCCTCAACAGTTTTTTAACAACAATCAAGAACACAATGGTTGGACTTGTAATGATCCTAGTCATAATCATGGCAACAGTATTGTTGCAGCGAGACATGGTGGATTTATAGAAAACACTATATCTCTTGGCGATACTCTCAATCAGACACAAATGAATGGTGGTTGGACATCAACACTTGGTGCTGACATGTGGGGTTGGAATACGATAGACCAAGAGATTCGTATGACACAAATTATAACTGGATCAGACGGAACAGTTACTCAACAGATTAGAGATGTTGAAATACCAGGTTGTAGTGGCATGAACTGTGGTGGCTATGCTACCTATACAGATAGCTATACTCAGGGTATAAACAATCAATCTAATTTTACTATTAAAGCAAGGTTTGATTTTTCAGAAGCATCACAATCGCCTTTGCATAGAGCCATTGATTTAAAGAATCCAACATTGGTTATAGAACACAGTCTGCTATCACAGACACAACAAACAGAGATATCGCTTATCAATGAAACAGTAAACGATATTGTAGAGCAAGAAATACAAACTATAGAGTTTGCACCTATAGAAGAAATACAAGAATTTGTTATTGAAATAGACGACCAGCAGATGTTCGATCTTGTTATGTTAGATGACATGGCTTATGAAACTGACATAATAGATGATATAAACACAGGTGTTGTCGAGATATTTCAGGAGATAATGTATGACAATACGCAGGAAATCGAAGAAGTCGCAACAGAAATCGAAATCGAAGAAGTCGGCTTTGAAGCAGTTGAAAGAATCGAACCAAGCCAAACAACAGAATTTGTCCAAGAACAATTCGATACCCAAGACTTTGGGGGAGAGTTTGAAACAGAATCCTTTGCAGAAGCAGGGCAGACCATCTACGAAACCACCGACTTTGGCAGAGAAGTTGAGCCAATCTCTAGCACAGAAGAAAGCCTTGCAGGACAAGGAGAAGGAGATATTGGAGAAGAAATCAATCGAGCAGGAGATGGAAGTCCACCAACGGGAAACGAAACAACAGTTGTTGCAGAGTCTAACCGAGAGGACGAAACAAGAGTATCAGAAAATGTTGCAGAAGAATCTCCTATTGAAGTTGAAAGAGAAGACGTGCCTGTTAATGATGATGCTCAAAGAGAAGATGCAACAGTTAATACAGAAACTGAGGTCGCTTCTGAGGAAGTAAATGAAACTGACAGAGAAACAGAAGCAGTCGATAGTGAACAAGGAGATGAAAGAACTGAAGTCGCTAGTAGTGGAGGGCGAGATACCGAAAGCAGTAATGCAGAGGTGGAAGAAAGCAGGGATAGTGAAAGTCCTAGAGCAGTTGATACAACGATTTCAGTAGAAAACATTGAACGCAGAGTCAATCAAACTATTCAAAGAGTAGACCAAAGACTTATTGCAACATCACTTATTGTTGCTAAAGCTATGTCAAATGATAAGATTTTAAATACATACAATTCTATCAATCAGGATATCTTTCAAGACCAACCTGTGATTGATGGGGGAGAATACTATGAAACCAGAAACTACATTGATGCTAGAAATATATATGCTTTCAATCAAGACATCTATCAAGACAATGTTACGAAACATCACGAAGAAATTGAGGATGCTGTAGAAGAAAGAATTAAAGCAGAAGAACATTTAAGGAGGATTCGTGGATATTAAAACTATAGCTACAGGCATAGGTCTTGTAATCACGATAGCTGGTTTGTTTGTTTTTCAAGGGCAACTCATTGAAAGAGTTGATGTCTTAGAACAAAAGAAATCAGT